CAGTATCAAGTGCAAAGATAGCTGGTGATGCAATTGATGGAACAAAGATTGCTGATGACGCTATTGACTCAGAACATATTACAGACGGTTCAGTAGATAATGTCCATTTATCAAATTCATCTATCACAATTGGTTCTGATAGTGTATCATTAGGTGCAACTCAAACTGATTTAAATGGTATCACTTCTTTAGATGTAGATAACATTACAATTGATGGTAATACAGTTTCAACTACAAACTCAAATGGTGATTTAGTATTAGACCCTAACGGTACAGGTGATGTTGATGTTAATAACAGTAAAATTATTAATGTTTCAACTCCAACTGCTGACAATGACGCTGCCAACAAGGCATACGTTGATGGTGTTGTAAATGGATTAGATGTAAAAGATTCAGTAAGATACGCTTCAACAGCGAATGTTGCTGGAACATATGACAATGGTGCTGGTACAATCACTGCTGGTTCAAATGGTGCTTTTTCAATTGATGGTCAAACTCCATCACAAAACGATAGAATATTATTAAAAGATCAAACTGATCCTGTTGAAAACGGTATCTATGTTGTTACAACTGTAGGTGATGGATCAAGTGCTTATGTTTTAACAAGAGGTCCAGACGCTGATACTGCTGCTGAAATAACTGGTGGTACATTCTTCTTTGTTGAAGAAGGTTCAGCAAACGCCGATAACGGTTATGTTGCAACTCATAATGGAACACCAACACTAGGTACAACTGATATTACTTTTTCTCAATTCTCTGGTGCAGGTCAAATCTCTGCTGGTGATGCATTAACAAAAACTGGTAATACTTTAAATGTTGCTGTAGATGATAGTACAATCGAAATATCAAGTGACGCTTTACAAGTTAAAGCAAGTGGAATTACTTCTACTGAATTAGCAAGTAATGCTGTAACAACTGCCAAAATTACAGATGGTAATGTTACAAACGCTAAATTAGCAAATTCAGGTATCACAATAACAGGTAGTGACTCTTCTTCGGATGCTGTTGCTCTTGGTGAAACATTGACTATTGCAAACGGCGAAGGTATTGTAACAGCGATTAGTTCAAATACATTGACAATCACTGGAGAAGACGCTTCAACATCTAACAAAGGTATTGCTTCATTTGCTTCTGCTAACTTTACAGTATCAAGTGGTGCTGTTTCGATTACAGAAATAGATGGTGGTACTTTTTAATTAATTAATTAAATTTAAAAAATGACAAGTATTGTAAAACTAAAACGAACAACAACAGCAAGTAATATACCAACTACTAGTGATCTTGTTGATGGTGAAGTAGCGGTTAATATAGCCGATAAGAAAATATATGTTCGTAATGGTGCAAGTATAGTAGAGGTTGCTAATAATGCTTCAGCAGGTTCTACAGACTTAACAAGTGTTGGAACAAATATTATTGGAGATACTGACAACGCTTATGATATTGGTTCTTTAGCATCAACATTTAGAGATATATTTGTTGGTCGTTCAGTTAAAACTAGAGTAAATGTTTTTACAAGAAGTGGTGGTTTAGGTTCTGCTGCTGGTGAATTTGCTTTTAAAATCAATACGGAAAGACAGACGTTTGATGAAGTTTATACTGTTGCTACAGGAACAGGAACAAAAGCAATTGACATAACAAACTTTGATGATAATAACCCAGCATATACATTTTAGGAGATAAAGAATGGCAGATAAAACACCGATAAGATTAGTACTAGATGGATCAAACCCTACTGGTATTGCTGAATATCAATCTGGTGAAACTATTCCAGTCGCCTCTGGTGGTACTGGTTTATCATCTTTAGGTACAGCAGGATATTTTTTAAGAACAAACGAAGCGGGAACTGCTTTAGAATATGCTAGTGTTGTTTCTCAATTTACTTTAACTGGTGATGATAGTTCAGACGTAACTTTTAGTACTGGACAAACATTAAGAATTTTAGGTGATACAGGAATTACCGCTGCTGTTACAGACGCTGGCGATTCTGGTGCAATCTTAACAATAGATTTAGATGATACTGCTGTTACACCTGGTAGTTATGGTTCATCAACTGCTGTTCCTCAAATTACTGTAGATCAACAAGGAAGAATTACAAGTTTAAGTACTGCTGCAATCAGCACATCATTTACACTTGCTGCTGATAGTGGTTCAAACGACACATTTAATACTGGAGATACATTAACTATTTCTGGTACATCAAACGAAATTGAAACTGCTGTTACTGATAATACAATTACAATTGGGTTACCAGATGACATAACTGTTGGAAATAACTTAACGGTTACAGGAAACTTAACTGTAAATGGAACAACTACAACTTTATCAACTACAAATACTACAGTTGAAGATCAACTATTTGAATTAGGTAATGGTCGTACAGGTTCTGCTACAGGAGATTCTGGTATCATAATTGAAAGAGGAGATGATAGTAACGTCTTTATAGGTTATGATGAATCAGCAGATAAAATTACTTTTGGTACTGGTACATTTACTGGTGCAAGTACAGGAGATTTAACATTAACAGACTCAGATATTAGAGTATCTGGTATTGAAGCAACTGGTGATTTAGATGTAACAGGTACATCAACATTATCAGGCAACATAGTTTTAGGAACTGGAGATGGTGGAGATAGTTCTACAAATACAATTATTGTAAATGGTAGAATTGCAAGTGATTTAATACCTTCACAAGATTCAGTTTATAATTTAGGTCGTGCAGATCAAAGATGGAAAACAATTTTTCTTGCTGCAGAAACATTAGATATTGGTGGTGCAACTATCTCATCTGATGGTTCTGGATCAATTACAATATCAGGTAGTGGTGCGGTATTACCAGTAGGTTCAAAACTAGGAGATGATACTATTGCTGCTGCTGACTCAGTAACAGGTTTAGCAACTAGAAAAGTTAATTTTTTCACTAATGCTGGAGGTTTAAGTAGTGCAAATACTCAATTTACATTTGCTGCTACTTCAAACACTTCAGTATTTAAAGCATTTACAAGAAGTAATGGTAGCGCTCAAGCAGTAATATCATTATTTACATTTTAAATAAGGTATAAATAAGAGTAGGAGAAACAATTTATGGCAGCAAAAACACCGATAAGAGCAGTCTTTACAGGTTCAGACGCTACAGGTTTATCAGAATTTCAAACTGGTGAATTTGTCGATTATGCATTTGGTGGTACTGGTTTAACTTCATTAGGAAGTGCTGGTCAAGTACTAAAAATTAATTCTGGTGGAACAGCATTAGAATACGGTAATGTTGAGGCAGTTATCAATATTGATGGTGCAACTGATTTAACAGGTTCAACATTAGTAGCGGGCGATCAGATTATATTATCTGATGGCGGTACGGAAGGTAGAGTTACATTATCACAATTAGATACTTTATTTTCTGGTACTACACAGACTTTAACTAATAAGACTTTAACAAGTCCAACAATTACAGGTACTGGTGCAATCGCTGGTACATTTACTGGTAATATTACTGGTGATGTTACAGGAAACGCTGACACAGCGACTACACTTGCAACTGCTAGAACAATTGCTGGTCAATCATTTGATGGTAGTGCTAATATTACTATCGCTTCAACTGATTTATCAAACACAAGTGATGTTGTATTATTAGATTCTACACAAACACTTACAAACAAAAGTTTAACTAGTCCTACAATCACAGGTACTGGTGCAATCGCTGGTACATTTACTGGTAACATTACTGGAGATGTAACAGGTAATGCCGATACGGCAACAACTCTTGCTACAGCAAGAACAATTGCTGGTCAGTCATTTGATGGTTCTTCTAATATTACAATCGCTGCTACAGATTTATCTGACACAGACCAATCACTATCAACTACAGATAATGTAACGTTTAATGATATGACTGTTTCTGGTAATTTGACAGTAAGTGGTACAACAACAACAGTAAATACAGAAACTATTAATCTTGCTGATAACACTATTACTTTAAATAGTAACGAAACAGGCACACCATCACAAGACGGTGGTATAGAGATTGAACGAGGTACTTCAACAAATAAAACTTTAATTTGGAATGAAACAACTGATAAATGGACTATTGGTTCAGAAACATTTGTTGCTGCTACATTTGAAGGTGCTTTAACTGGTAACGTAACTGGTGATGTAACAGGTAATGCTGATACAGCAACTGCTTTAGAAACTGCTAGAACAATTGGTGGCGTATCATTTGATGGTTCTGCTAATATTAATTTACCTGGTGTTAATACATCTGGTAATCAGGATACTTCAGGAAACGCTGCAACAGCAACTGCTTTAGAAACAGCAAGAACAATCGCTGGTGTATCATTCGATGGTTCCGCAAATATTTCAATTGCTCCTACAGATTTAACAGGTGTTACAGCAACTGCTGCTGAAATTAATAAACTAGATGGTGTTACTGCTACAACTGCTGAATTAAACTTCATAGATGGTGTAACAAGTGCTATTCAAACACAATTAGATAGTAAAACAACACCAGCATTTGCTATTGCTCAAGCAATTGCATTAGGTTAATTTAATAGTTATAAATAGTTCTAAAAGAAACTATAATTGTAGGGTAAAATGGCGAATCCAAGTAGTAGGGAAACTTTAAAACAGTATGCATTAAGAGCACTAGGGAAACCTGTTATTGAAATTAATGCTGATGACGATCAATTAGAAGATAGAATTGATGAAGCGTTACAGTATTTTGCTCAATATCATTATGACGGTGTTGTTCGTACTTATTTAAAATATAAATTCACTCAAGCAGATAAAGATAGAATGAAATCACCAGAAGGTGACTCATCTTCATCTGGTACTAAAAATTCAGTAACTACATCTTTTGAAGAAGGCAACGGTTATATTGTTATGCCTGATACTGTTATATCAGTAATGAATATTTTTAATTTATCTGATAGACACAATTTAAATATGTTTGATGTAAGATACCAATTAAGATTAAACGACCTTTACGATTTTTCCTCAACATCAATTATTCACTACGATATGACAATGAGGCATTTAGATTTACTAGATCATATTCTAGTAGGAGAGAAACCTATTAGATTTAATCAACATAGTAACAGACTATACATTGATATGGACTTTAAGCACGATATTGAGGTGGATGAATATTTGATTATAGAATGTTGGAGAAAACTTGATCCAGATACCCATACAGATGTATATAACGATATTTTTTTAAAAAGATATGTTACTGCTTTATTTAAAAAACAATGGGGCGCTAACTTATCTAAATTTAACGGTGTAGCGATGATAGGTGGTGTTACTCTTAATGGACAAGAAATTTTTACTCAAGCATTACAAGACATTGAGAAATTAGAAAAAGAAATTAGAGATTCATTTGAAACGCCTGTATCCTACCTAATAGGGTAATAGTCAATGGCAGTAAATCATTATTTCCAAGGTGGTCAAGGGATCGGTGAGCAATCAGAAAGAAGATTGCACGAAGACCTTATCATTGAAGGATTAAAAATTTATGGACAAGATGTCTATTATCTTCCACGAACATTAGTCAATAGAGATTTAGTACTCAACGAAGATCCTGCTGGTTCTTTTGACGATAGTTATTTAATTGAAGCATATTTTGAAACACCAGACGGATTCCAAGGCGATCAGGAAATAATCAACAAATTTGGATTAGAAATTAGAGATGACACAACGTTTGTCATTGCAAAAAGACGTTGGGAAGATCAAGTTGATAATACAGCAACTATGATTGTAGAAGGAAGACCTAACGAAGGTGATGTTATTTACTTCCCTTTAATGAAAAAGTTTTTTGAAGTTCAATTTGTAGAAGATCAGGAACCATTCTTTCAATTAGGTAATCTACCAGTTTATAAATTAAGAGTTACAACGTTTGAATACAGTTCAGAAAGATTTAGTACAGGTATTACTGATATAGATACTAAATCAAGTGAAAATTCATTAGACGCATTTAATTTCCAATTTAGTTTAGAAACTGCTACAGATGGTGGTACTGGTGCATTGATATTAGAAAATAATGATGGTACAGATGATGGAAATACTTATTACTTAATACAAGAATCATATTCTCTTGCTACTCAAACAGATGACTTTGCTGATAATGATACATATGATAGTCAAGCAGGATTTAACTCAACAAGCGTTGCTGATGACATACTAGACTTTACTGAAAGAAACCCTTTTGGTGACGCAGATAACGGATTATAAAGATGTTTGGAGATTATTTTTACAACGAATCATTAAGAAAAATTATAATAGCGTTTGGTACGTTATTTAATAATGTACAGGTACGAAGAAAAGACTCAAATGGTAATGCTGTACAATCAATTAAAGTGCCATTGTCATATGGACCTAAAGAAAAGTTTTTGGTTAGATTAGATGAACAACCTGATTTAACTGATAAAAATTTCGCTATTACTTTACCTCGTATGGGTTTTGAAATAGCGGGAATATCTTACGACCCTACCCGTAAGTTGGCCAGAGTCGGCAAGTACAAAGCAGTAAGTTCTAGCGATGCTAATAGATTAGAGTATATGTACAATCCTGTTCCCTACAACATTGACATAAACCTATACACATTTACTGCTACTGCCGACGCTGGACTACAAATTATAGAACAAATTTTACCTTACTTTCAACCAGATTATACATTAACAATTAATTTAGTTCCAAGTATGAGTATCAAAAGAGATGTGCCAGTTATTTTAACAAATATCAATTACGAAGATAGTTACACAGGTAATTTTACAAGTAGAAGAGCAGTAATCTATCAATTAACATTTACTGCTAAAACTTATCTGTATGGTAAGAAATCATCACAAGGTGTTATCAAAACAGTTCAAGCAGATGCTTATACAGATACAACTGGCGCTGAAGGTAGAGAATTAAGAATTACTGTAGAACCAAGTCCAACTTCAGCAAGTGCTGATGATGATTTTGGATTTACAACAACAATAACAAATTACGCTGATGGTAAGTCGTATGATCCTGTAACTGATACAGATAAATAGGAGAAATTATGGGTATTGATGATAAAATTAATGAAGTATTAGGTATTGAATCAAATACAAAAACAGTTACCGTTGAATCTAAACCACCTGTTCCAAGAGTAGAAGATAAAAAGAAAGAAGATGTGGATAACGATTACAAATATAGCAGAGAAAGTTATTACAATCTTATCGAAAGAGGACAAGACGCAATAGATGGTATATTAGATATTGCAAGAGAAGGACAACACCCACGTGCTTATGAAGTTGCTGGTAACTTAATTAAAAACGTTGCTGAAACAGTTGATAAGTTACAAGACTTACAAAAAAAATTAAAAGATTTGAAACAAGTACCAAAGGGTGCTAATCCACAAATTAAAAACGCTTTGTTTGTAGGTAGTAC